TCAGAGAGAAAGATGCTTAAATTTTTTCCTATGCTCATCGATGAGCTTATTACGATACTCTAAAGGATAATATTTACCCTTAAAGAAATATAAAAAGCCATCTTGTGTCTTAATTCTCTTAGGTCTTTCAAAGCGATAAATCAATGAATTGAGTAAAGTTTTAAAGAAACCAGATACAATCAAACCTAAGACAACTCCAACTACAAAAACATCAAAAAGAACCGTTTGTAAAATAGCAGTATCAGATAAAGACATCATAAATTTACCCACTAAAAAGAAAACGAACCACGATCATTAGCACCATCAAATTTGTGCTCAAGACCAGATTGAACATAGTTATTCGCATATTGAATAGATTGCTGCTTATTCGGCTGTGTCTGCTCAGATGAAACATTATTTAATATTCCTGTACTAACAGACTCAGTTCGAGAGTTGGCAAAATAATTGAATGGTCTATCGTTATTTTTAATTAAACGCTCACAATCAGATTTAGACACATCCAACTTAGTCCCTTGCTGTGTATATGCCTGATATTTACCATTCATTTTGGCACATCCGGAGAAGACTGGTTTTGCAGTAACTTCGTAGTGAAGATTTTCTTGTATTTCATTGTTATCAAAAGGTTTATCAGGATTATAAGAAACCTGATAACCGTGCGGAGTAACAGAAGCATTACTATTCGTCAAATCATTAAAATATTTAACACATTCAGGTTTTTCAACATTAACTGCTTTTCTACAATCCTGCTCTGGAACAAATGCAGCCTGATCCTGAGAAGTAGTCTCTTTAGTTGCAGAAGCCGTAGGCTGTGTTTGATTTGCCTGTTTAACAGTTTTTGGTTGTTCAGATCCACCAAAGATACTTGTTAAAAAATTTGGACCATGACCAAAGATCATATTGCCAAACATAAAAACCCCAACAACAGGAATAATCAAAATTGCAAAGAGTTTAAGAGGAATACGCAACTTGACTGTGTTCGCAGTTGCAGACTCATAAATCTCATATAAACGCTTTGGATAATTAAAACGAAAATCACGCTCAGCAGTAAATTTATTACCTAATGAGTTCGGTTTTTCTCGACAGTTAGCCCAGACATATACAGTTGCTGAAGGCGCACCCCAGCCCCGATGTAAGTGATAATGAAGACCTACAACATCACGAAAGCCCGGATGAACAAGTCGAGGAAATTGAGTAATACCGTAAATATCAAATGCACGATGTCTATGAATTGTCAAAGATTTAACAATGCCTTCGTCATCTCTCTTGTTATCATTTGAATAAACATCAATAAGCTGTATTTCATCATAGAAGACAATAGAACCATCCGGACACTTACGCCAGTCAACCTGCATTGGTCGAACAAAATCAACCTTTAAACCATCAATATTTGAGTAAATATGGCGTACAGATTTAAGCTGTTTTAACTCAAGATTAAGATCATTTTTGATATTCGCAAGGATACCGTTGTAAAACTGAATATCTAAAAATATAGTTTCTTTACGTTCCTTTTTTTCAAAATAATCAAAATAATCAGGTTCAAAACAAAGTGTTTCATACTCTTTAGTTATCTTAGAAAAGTAAGTGTATGAAGCAAAATAATCTTGCAAATTGTTCTTTTCAATAAGTTCTTTATTTTGTTTTAAAGCTATGGCATTGAATTCAAGTGCGCGTTTATTTGCTTTTTCATAATTATCAATAAGAAATACAGCATATAGAGTTTTACCCGCCCCCGGAGTACCAGTTATAAGATGCAACATAATAATTTCCCCTTAATGCAGCTACACACCGCAGCGCACACGCGAGCCGTGGTGCCGCTTGCGGTTGCTCCGCTGCTTATGATGATTTTCTTAATACAAGTTTTGAAGAATTGAGAGATAAGCGCGTTACAACAGCACTTAAAACAATAGTCATTGCTACATCAAAGCCAGCTAAATGCGCCAAAGCTAAAACATCCGCAGATATACCAGAAACTGAACTTCTTAATGTATTTACAGCAGCACCAAAAGCTGTGATAAAAATTGCACTAGAAGCTAGATAAATACCCGCACCACCTAAAATTCGTTTAAGTGCACCTGACTGTAATGATGAAAGAATAAAGACGAGTTTAGACCACATAATCAAGCATCCCCACTTCTAATTCCGCCAATAATAAGAGCAGCAAAATAGGCCGAAACTGCAATAATTACAGGTTTAGAAACTTCTGCAATTTTGCAAAATGGAGTAAACGGAATCTCAATAGAACCAGAAATTCCCATAAAAGAATAAGGGGCGTTCAAAGGTGCCGGACAACCACCACCAAATGATATTGTAGTATCTGGAGTTGCAGGGTCTTTATCAAATTCAAGCGGTTTATCATCAAACTTTGGGTTATCTCCATATTCTTTTTTTAATGCATCAACGTCTTTAGTGTATGAAGCTACATAATTAATGCCTGCTTGAGCAGCCTGACAGATAGTTGGCGCCCAGTTACAAAAAATCGGGAAATTGATTGTTATATCATAAGGCTGTTGTTGTGCAGTCGGATCACCTGTACCTGTACCTGTACCCGTTCCAGTAGTAGGAGTTGCAGTACCTGTTCCAGTACCATTGGTTGGAATCGCTTGTGAGTTGTTAAGTTGCTGTGTGAGATCAGATGCAGGAACAATCTGTCTTTGTTCATCTTCAAGTGCAGTATCAGCAACAGATGAAACGTATGCTTTACCATCAGCTTTTTCAGCAACAGCATCAGAAATAATTTGAGAAGCTACCGTTTCGTAAGGTAAGTATGATTTTTCACGTTCTGCATTGGGATTGTAAGCAGGGTTCGAAAATCGTGATATAACTACAGATGTAATTGAAGAACTGCACAAACCGTACGAATAAGATGTATCTGTTTCATAAGTCCACTTAAAAGACGACCACTGCGGATAAACTTTTTTTCCGATTACTTGAGAACAAACCGCAGGTGCAGTTAATGCATAATAGCCATCTTGATAAGTTTCATAACCGGAAACCGCAAAAAGATATTTATAAAGTGCTGGATTTGATTGTTCGGATGAGTCATAAATAACTCTATTGTTCGCAGGGTCCATTACGTAATCCACAGCACCAATAAGCTCTTTAATTGCAAGATCAACTGCCAAAACAGCACCAGTTCTCACAATCATCTTACTGACTTGACTAGCAGTTGGAGTAATTGCAGCAGCCCCCGTAGCTGCATAACTCTTACCGTTTAAAACTACGTTTTTTGCCCCGTCATAGAATGTCGTTGCACCTTGCACTAAACGCTTAGTAACAGACCAGCCCTCAGCAGAGACAGTTGTTGCGTTAGCAGTCTGATAAAAAATAAAGTTAGGTGTAATGGCTATAATGAAGATTTGCAGCCATGTTATTAATTTAAAGTTATCTTTTATAACTTTGACGCAATAAGATGTAATGCTACCCATGTGACCACCAGTGGAATCCAGTAAATTATTGACGCTTGTTCTTCCATACAGCCTCCAAGAAAAATGCCCCAAAAATTGGGGCACTTTGGGAAAATATTTTATTTAGCAGTACGCTTGAAGTAAGACCAAGCAATACCGATACCGATCAATGTCACTAAAACGCCGATAATACCGACTACAGCAGTTTTAACACCGTCTAGCTCACCAGATGCACCAGTGAAATCAAGTGAAGATGCAGCATTAGCAGCAGGTGAAAGAGCTAGTGCTCCGCTAATTGTTGCCCCCAAACCATAAGTTGAAACGTTACGTAAAGTTAAAACGCCACGTTTTTCTTGTACTGCAAGTTGATTTTGTTTCATGTCTAAGCCCTCTTGGCAAAGTTATTAAAAATAGAAAACGCAATGATTAAGCTGTAAATCCCCACAATAGGTGTCCCCAACATCACCATTTGCGCCTTAGTTATTGCGAGTTGTTCAAGTAGTGTTACCTGCTCAACCCATGAAACACATGTCTGAACATTGTTAATTAGTTGTAACTCTGAACAAACAAATGCCATTTCAAAAATCCCCAATTAGAGCCACTGGCTTGCGATCACCGCCCCCAAAAGCCAGTGGTATCTATAAAACATTACATTTAGTAAAAATAGCCTAAGCAATTTTTGAAGATGTAGATTGCTGTAACTTGCTTAAATCAAGATCAACCAAGATCAAAACCGATGATTTCCCGTTAGACACTTGTTCCATTGTGGCAGTACAAGTAAATGGGTAAGACAAATGCTTAATACGCTCAAAATTGAACGATGTACCCCATTTAATTGATTCACCAACCTGACCTACAAAATTTTCGCCTGATTGCAAATCTGCTTGATAAAAAACAGTAGTTGAATCGTATGGTTTACCATTAAAGTCACCTTTAGATGACTTAGCCCCCAAGATGATCAGTTCAGTTTTAAATTGCATTGATAAAATCCTTATATTGAGTTTGATTAACTAAAGGAACACCCACGAATAATGAGTAGTCTTCATTTAGAGATTGAATAGGTTGATTGATACGTAATGACTGCATCACAGCAGCATGAGAAAACTTAAGTCTTTTTGGCACTTCATCTTTAGAAGATGAAAGCATTGATATACGCTGAATTATCAGGAGACTTTCCCTTGGGAGATTCTAGGCAGCCAACTTATAAAAGTCTTCGGCCATTTGATTTGGTGTCTTAAAACCCAAACCCTTTTGAATTCTTCGATGATTATAAAATAATTCAATGTATTTTATAATATCTGCTTTGGCTTCTTCTCTGGTTTGATAGTTGTAATGATGCACTAACTCATTTTTCAGTATTCCCCAAAAGCTTTCAAT